AATGTGTAAATAAAACCCCCTGAAATTTTTGTTAGCCGCTTCCCCTTTTAATAATGGAACAATAGCTTTTGAAACAGCCATATGTTTCCCCTCCTTTGTATGTATGGATTCTTTTTTACCTAATTTCATATAATCACCCCTTAGTATTTGAAGCAATTATACATTAAAAAATTTGAACAAAATGTCGGAATATAACGTAAGAAATAAATTAGACTATTTTTTGTGTATTTTATTATACATTTTTTATTAAATTTGTTCAACCACTAGATATAGTACTGGAAAATGAAAAACATACTAATTATATAAATTTACCCTATATATAGTTGTTTTATCTATATTTAAAGTATTTCTTGTGTTTTTTGAAAAGAAAAAATTATTCTATTTATTTGTTTCCACAACATAACAAAAGGACAGGATATAATTCCCTGTCCTTACATCGTGGTGTTTCGAGCTGTATTTTTTTAACTCATGCATTATTATACACTCTTTTTGTATTAAGTCAAGTGGAATGTAAACAATTTGTGTCTTTTTTATCTCTATTAGAAAACGACGAGAGATACGCCGAGTGGAATACCACTATAAATATCTACCTTGGAGCACGCATTTAGGATATATAAAATTTATGGCACTTATATACCCTAGAGGAAGGGTGCTCTCTCTACACTTCCCTAATATTAACAAACTTATCCCGCCACTGCCAGTTAAGACAGCTTCTCCGACCTATAGGAAGTCCTAGCGGATTCATCTGTGACTATACGTAATTAGGGTTGGCTCATCGTTGCTTCGGACAATATATATGTCACCATATATATCTTTTCATTGTTCCGTTTCACTATATAATATAGAATAGAAGTTTCGATGAATTGATCCTCTCTGTTCTTTGAAACCTGAATCTCACCGCCTTGAATTACATGCCATTATATATAATTCTTGAATACATATTACTATGTATCGCTGCGATAATAGACTCACTCTAGTAAATAGAAGTTGTAGCCAGGATTTTGGCTAATCTAGGTTTTTAATAAACGCTCCAATACCAAGTCCACCTAAAATTGTAGGTAAAAGACCTATTGTATCTACGAGCTGCGTTACTACATCTAATGCTGCAGTACCACCATCAACGATTCCTTTAAATAAATCAGAGTCTATCATTGATGTTGAAAATTCTTGGAACTGTGCTTTGAAGTGAGAAATTGATGCTTCTATACCTTTGTTCCAGTTATCAAGCTCTCTTTGAGCAGAACCTTCTGATCCGAATTCAGCAGTTTGGACAGACTGTCTTGCAATATCAAAATTCTGCATCAATGCTGAAATTACATTTCCTTGACGTTTTCCAGCTATAAGTTCAGTAACACTAGCCTGCTGAATATCTGTTAAATCTTTCCACTTATTTGATAACTCGTCCAAAATTTTATACGTACTCTTAAATGTAGTATCATTTTCCATGATATCAACACCACTAAGAGCCATAAGTTCTTCTCTCAGCGAAGCAGTAGATTCTGCCATTCCATCTGTTTCGAGTCCAGCTTCTTCTAATTCAGTCTTAGCTCCGCGAATTCTCATGCTTATGGTTTTAAAAGCGGTTCCCACAGATGTAGGATCTTGGACAACACTATTTGCAGCAGTGATAAGTCCGATTGTTTCTGACAACGTATTATTTGCGGCACTCATTGATGATGCTGATCTTTTAAGCCCCTCAAAAATTCCTGCTGTATCAATAGGTTGGGTATTTGCGATTTCATTTACTTTATCTACAACAGACATTGCTTCATCTGCCTGAAGATTAAAACCTTTTAAAGTAGAAATAAGACCTTCGGAAGAAGATTCCTGGGTCATGTTATCTCCAATTTTTTCCAACAAAGTTGTAGTTTCAGATAACTGCTTAGCGTCCTTAAGACTATATCCAAGTCTCGACCAGTCAGCAGTACTTTGTATTACATCGCTAATTGTTGCACCATATTTTTTGGCACTATCTGCAGCTTCATCAAAATAACTTGCTAACTCAGATTGTGGTGCATTACTTACTTTTGTAAGTTCAATCATTGCTTTGTCAACGTCCATTACAGATTGAACCATCATTCGACTTCCGTCCATTACAACATTCTGTAATACGCCATAAATTCCGACAAACTCTCCGATTTGAGTAACCGCACGTTTCAATTCTGCGATCTTACTCATTCCGGTTAAGCCTTCAGCACTTGCAGCAGACTGGATAGCTCTTACTTGTGATGTATATTCTTTTAAATCTCCAGATGTTAATGCGTTCCGTTGCTTATTTGCTAATTCCTCTAATTGATCACCATATTTATCCGCTGCTTTTGTGTTTGCTTGCAACCAAGATAAAGTCTTATTCGCAGCAGAATGTGCTTCTGATACAGAAATTGTCTTTGATAATTCTGAATTAACAGCAGACATTGCATTTTTAAATTTTTCGCTAGATCTGGTCAAATCGGAAAATGTATTCTGAACATTTACATCATTAAAGTCCAACTTTCCTTTAGAGGACAATTCTTTTATTGATTTAAGAGAATCATCATATATTTTTTTTGCAGCACGAGCTTCTTCAAGCATTTTATTTCCGCTCTGCTTTGCATACTTATTAAGTTGGCTTTCCATTTTTGCCGAAGCGGAATCGTATTTGAAAGTACTTAAACCTTTTTTCAACTTCTCTAATTCTTTATCTATTCCTGAGAACTTATTTGAACCAGATTTGTTTTGTGTATTTTCAAATCCTTTATTAAAATTTTGTCCAGCAATTTTTCCTGCAGAACCAAATGATTTCTCTATATTCTTAAACATTCCGTTGATCTTATTCAGGCTCTTCATTCCCTGAATATCAAAATCAACTTTAATCTGTTTATCGTTCTTTACTAAATTGTCTAATTTTTTCTGGGCGGCATCTAGTTCGCTTGTATCAACATTCGTACTAACCCGTACTTCATATTCGCTCATTTTTTAAAAATCACTCCTCTCAAATTTGGACATCAAAAAAGCCCTCACGAAAGGAGAGCAGTAATAAAAATTATTTATAATTTATCAATATTCTGTTATAATGAAATTGGATACATATCGATTGGATCTACCACAACCAATCCGTTGCCACGGGTATGTATCTGGCAGAAGCGTCTGTGGAAGTATACATCTTGTATACGAAATGAAAAATAGTACACAGAAAGGAAATTATAATTTGAAATATTACATTAAATATGTTTCTATCCCTTTTTCATGTTGCTGTACAGAAAGGGGGAAGTAAATGACGACGATTATAATTTTAAGTCTAATTGCAATAATATTAGCTTTTACAATTATTCTCATTTTTGTTTCTAATTCATTTCATAGAAATGTAAAAGAAATAAAATATAAGGTTCAGTTTACTAAAAATGTAAAATTTGAAATCTTTGCGTCATTTAGAAACGGCATCAACAGTTAATTATAATTTTCGATCTGAGAGATTTGTACTAAATTTCATCATTTGTTTTATCCTTAAAGCCCAGGATGTTAGCCGCATCCTGGGTAATTATTTTCACTTCAAATACTTCGACATATTCCTATCCACAATTTCAGGAATTTCCGCTTCTGTCTTTGCAAAATATCCATGTTTACCAAGTGTTCCTGAATGACCTTGTTCTGTTGCATCAATCACTTGTGCACCTGTATACGTTCCAGTGTGATAAGAAATACTATCTTGCATTTCAACTTTAAATTCAAAATGATTTCCGCCTCCAGAAACAGGAGTAGTGTTAGGAGATTCCAATAAAGTACCGGTTCTATCATATATTACCGGATTCCCGACACTATAATATTCTGTCACATTATCTTCAAAGGTTGGTTTGACTTCATCTCTTGCAGCATCCATACCAGAGCGTACATTTTTTTCAATTAAGTTCTTTACTTCTAAAAAACTTGACACGACTTTTTTAGCCATAATTGTTCCTACTTGCTTTTATTGCGACGCTCAATCTCTTTATATTTTGCAAGAAATTCTTCTGCTTGTGTCGGCTTATGTTCAGCAGGAACAGTTGGTTCTTCTGGAAATTCATCATTATCTTTTACAATAGAACTTGATTCATTTTTATTCTCTTTTAATTCTTCCATACGTTTTTCATATTCATCTTTCATAAACTGTTTTGCAAAATCCTCAAGAGATGAATCTGGATTGTTATATTTTTCAATAAATTTATTTGCCTCAGATACATTCAATTCATTTGCTTTCTCTGCTAAAACATTGATCAATTCTACAATTGCTTCGCCAACCATATCTTTTCTACATAATGGAGCATGAATAGATTTCTGTTTCATGTATTCAACTTTTTCTACAACATGAGACATAACAAACTTCATAACTTCCTGCGGATATGTAAGTTTTGGATTCTTTGCAGTTGTAGGTTTTAAGAAGAACTGATTTACAACATCATTTACTTCTTTATCTGCAACTGCGACATCATAAATAGATTCACCATTTTCAAATTCAATTCCTTCTACAAAATAATTGAGAATTGCACAAACCTGTGCTGGTTCAATATAGTAAGGAGAGTAATCAATAATTTCTCCCTCTTCATCGAAATCAAATAATCTGTTACAAATATATTCAATAGCGTTTGCTTTATCTTCGAATGTAATATTTTCTTTTACTTTAAAATTATTTTTTTTCATATAATATATCTCCTTTAAACAAATGTTCTGGATGTTTTTATTTTTCATAAGTAGTATAATGTTCTTATGTAGGAAGCCGTGAGCGTAACCACGGCTGTTACGCTCCTACATATGTAACACATTAATAATCACCATGACTATATAATCCGTCAGAAAGATAGGTGATTGGTATATCTATTATTCTCTTTCCATTTTCAAATGAAAACGAAATTTAATTTATTGCATCAAAAAAGAGCCGAAGTAAATCGACTCAATTTATTGGCATTTTTTGGTTTATATTTAATGGTATTTTATTCTGAAACAGTTTCGTCTTTCGGAGTGGATGTTAATAACTCTTTGATTTCATCCACAGTGTATTCAGACTTTTCAATAAGTTCTGCAAGTTCATGAATACGTTCCTGTTTTTCCTGTTCAGTTTTCATTTCATCATAGATGACTTTTTCTTTTTCTAACTTTTTGATTTCATATCTTTTTTCTTTGAGTTGTGTTTTTAAATCCTCAATTTGTTTTTGAATGGAATCAACTTCGTCATTTGCTTGCTGAAGTAAAAGATCAAAATCTTTTTCTACAGCAGTTTTACGTCTACGTCTTCTTTTCACTTCCATGACATGTACCTCCTTTTGTTTTATAGTACAAGCATATCACTGAATAGGAACGTAGTAAAGACATTTTGTTACGCAGATTCCGACAAAATTAATGCGTTATAATTTCAATTTCTGTTCTTGGGTGTTCTTTGTCAACATGACATCTTATCATAAGACTATGTAGATGTTCCCTGTCGTCATCTTCCCAAAATCCTGATTCAACAAATCCGTCATGGATGAATTTAGGGCTGTAGTTATCTGGATCGGTTCTTCTTTTTGTTGGATGGTATATGTCGTAAATAACATCTATATTATTTAGTTTCATATTTGTATATCCTAAATCATCAACAAGCCAAATAATAAAATTTTTCCACGACTGCTTTAGTGCATTCATTTGAATTCTTGGTTTAATACTCCAAATATTTATGGATGGATGTATACACTTTTCAATCTGTTTCTTTTTTGCTCTTGGATGCTGCTTAAAATAGTATTCATTATATCTATTAACAACATCATTATCTATAATAATTTTTATAATTGTCACTTCCTTATATAATATTTAAGAGCAGTAGAGTAGTGGTTCAGTATGTGCTCATCTGCTCATAAATATATTTGTTAAACTACTGAACTTTGATTAACAAATATATTTAAATAAGAAGAGAAGTCACCACATCACATATAGCAACTTCCATTCTTATTATTTTTCTGTATTTTGCTCATCATAAACGGGGTTAATTTCAACAGGAAGAACGGGTAAATGCTCTTTTACATATTTATACTTTTGCTCACGACCATGATTTCCATTTAAAAGTTTATATGCAAAAAATAATCCATCAAATTCTGAAACTTCATTTTCGGGTATACCATTCATTGCTACATATTTACTAAATCTTTGGTCAATTTTATCTCCAAGCAATTCCATACTTCCACACATAAGAGCCTTGATTTGTTTTTTTCTTTCTTCTGCCCCTTCTGCTAACTTATCTATAGATTCACTCAATTCTCTCTGAACTTCTCGTGATTTCTCTCTATCGTTAATCCGATTTTGAGCATAAATATCCATCTGTTCTCGTTGAGCAGTAAGAGCAGACTTTAACTCTTCGACAAATTCTGAAAATTCCTGTTGCATTTGCCTATCATTTTGAGTAACACGTTCCACGTCTTCTTGATGTTGTTCTTGTAGTCTTGATAAGTTCTCAGCGGTTTTCATAAGAAGCTCGTGTTCTTCTCGTCTTTTTCTGATATGTCTAAATTCAATCCCTGTTTTCTCCCAAAACCATACAAGCAATTTGTCTAAAAACTGCCATGCAAGAAGTATGGTAACAATTGCGAGAATAATAGAAACAAAATCTAGCTCAAAAAACATTTCTAAATATTCCATATTTATTCAGTTTTCTGTTCTTTCTTTTCGATAAATTGTGTAAATGCCTGGTGCAAACCTGTAGATGCAAGACCACTAATCAAACCGCTTAAAACAATTTCTGGGCTAAATGCAAAACCATTAATCCATGCAGCTATCACAATGCCCAATACTCCACAGATTGTTGGGATGTACTTGTTATCAACATCTTTAATCCATTTCTTGATAATATATCCGACGCAAAGGCAAATGCCAAGTACGACCGGCATCATAAATTCATTCAAAAATTCCATAATTTTTTCCTTTCATACAAATAGGAGAGTGGTAGTCCTTTAATACTATTGCCTGTGTACTGCGTGACACTGCGCTCAAAAATATGACACCCACTTTTACGTTCATCATCTTGAACAACCTATTTCATTTTTGTTCCCAGAACTTAGCTAAAGCAAGTCCAAGTTCTTTAGTCTTTTTGTACTTCCATACCGTCACACCATCTTCTTTTTTTACAAATGTATATTTAATTCCGTATTCTGATAAATAACAGACTTCGTGAGAAGATTCTGTACGGTATTCATTGTCTAACTTTCTAATTTCGAGTTCACTCCTCACTTATTCGGAGCAGAGTAAAAAAATGGGGTAAATACCGATAATAGATATTTACCCCTTTCTTCACACTAAATATCTATCACTCGTTATTTTAAGATGTAGCCATAATACCGGCTGCTTTCAAAGCGTCCAGCAAAGCTTTGAACTCAGCCTTTGTGACATTTTCTCCTGCAGCTTCAGGAACCAAAGTAGACTGTTTTACGCCTCCAAGTGTTGTTTTATTCGCAGCCGGAAGAGTGTATGTCGCACCAGGATCTCCTTTTGCTCCTTTTAAATTTTTGAATGCAAAATTAAATACCTTTGCTGTGTTTGTTCCACTTGCTGTTACAGTTACAGATGGAACTCCAGTATTTGCGTCAACCGTTGCAGTTGGTGTTCCGAATCCTGCGGCTGCTCCAGGTGCGCCAACCTGTTCATTTTTTACACCTTGCTCCAGCTTGTTCATCTTTTCAGCAGTAATAACATCTCCATCGCTCCATGTCGTTGGTGTATATGCCATTTTTACTCACTCCTTATTCATTCTGATTTTCCGACTTTTGCCTTTCCGATTTTCCCCCTGCCTATCAAGGCGAGATCTTCAGGGGGTTCTATTCCCCCGGTTCGTCCTCGTCCGGTAACAGAGTCAGGTCAAGCATGTTTCCATCATCGTCAACCATCATGTCACAAGTAAGTGTTACAGTACCCGGATCTCCGGAACTTGCAAAAGACAGAGACATATTAGCCTGCGGAACTACTTTATATGCCTTGAACAGATATGGAAGCACATCCTCATCTGTTGTTTTCATATATGTATCGCCGTAAACAGTAAACGCTTTCGGGAAGTCAGTAGATCTAATACTGATATTGTATACATCATTTCTAGTAGCAAGGTAGAATACAACAACTTCTGTTCCTTCTGCCTTTGAATCTTTCAATGTAATGTCCTGACCAGAAACAGTAGTTACCCCAAGTTTTGTTTCCATGTTAGAATCTGCTCCGTCATAAACCCATACATTTTCTTTTGTGAGAGTAACTTTTGTGTCAGTAATACTAACTTTATTGCTTTCGCCAACTTTTACCTTGACTCTCTTCATAATTTCTGCTGTTTTAGAACTCTTACCTCCAGTCATCAGCTCCCAAAGCTTAGGTGTCTGAATCTGCGTTTCAATCGTAAGAGTACCAGCACGTTCTCCAGAGAATGTAATTTTCTTTGGATGACCTTTCCCGCCGTACGCAAATACGTTTTCACCTGTCAATTCCTGACTTGATGTATTTGCGTAATCACAGAAAAGAAATGGTTCTTTTGTTTTATAATCTACAAACACCATGTCACAGACTTCTCGGTTTGCCATCTGTTTTCCAAATTGATTTGCCATTTTAATTTCCTCCTATATAAGATTTGTTTTTTTTGCAATAAAAAAGACACTGAATTACTCAGCGTCATTTTTGTTATATATATTTGAACTCCAAGCACCAAACTTGAATTTCTTTTCTTTATCTCCCCATACAGACACCTGTGTAGAAGCAATGTCATATTGATCAATTATCTGAAGCCTTTCAAATTCATTGAATAATTGATAAATTGTAATATCCCATATATTTATCCAGTTTAATGACAAGCTTCTTACAGCAACGGACGATATGATGTTAGGTAAAGACAAATCTGGATTTCCGCCAGAACTTATTTTTAATCCACGTTTATTTTTGATCTTTGTAATATCAGTCACTTCTGTATTGTCCGGTGTAATATGCACTCGTTGAAGAATTATATCCAACACATCATAATAATTTTTAGAATTTATAATTCCTTTTGCTAGAAGTTCAGTATCGCCATTTTCTCTAACAATTTCCTCTGTGTATAGGAATGATTTATATTCATCAAACCATTCGAAATCCTCTACAAAGAAAAAATTGAGAGCATTTTTAATCATATTTCTAAAATTTGAATCATACAAAATAAGGTCAAATTTTGTATACAAATTAATATCTGGATCTTCTATTTTAAAATCTTCAATATAATCACTTGGAGTCATTCTTAGACACGACACATATTGTGCATAGACGTAATAAGATATGTCAGCAATCTCAATGAGCTTTGGAGATTTAATTCTTCCAATTCCAACAAGATCAAGTGGGAGAGGGGAGATTAGATCAAAATAATCTAATTTCATAATTCGCTAAATATTTTTGAATTTAAAATCTGATGTTGTAAAAACTAATTGTCTTCCGTAATATTTACTATTTGGAAAGTAGTAATTTACAGATTCCAAATTCAATTCTCCTATACCATATTTATTTGTTTCATGTAATTGACGCTCAACCATATCAGCTAAAATGTCAGCTCTTGTTCCAGAATATCCGTCTTTGTGATATTTCATGCAATCCTTATGACAGTACGCATAGACAATAATCTGAAGAGTTTTCATAGTCCTTGTCTGTTGTTTGAAATTTACTTCAAAACAAAGATATGGTTTAACCTCTGTTTGAGTATCTTCTATATATAAATAAGGAAAGATTTGAGAATACACCAGATCGTCAACATCATCTGGCATATAATTATCACCTAATAGTAATTCACAAATATCAGACGAATCTAAAAATGATAAAAGAAGCTTTGATTTAATATCTTTTAATACTGTTTTATTCATAATGTCTTCCTTAAAATAAATTACTAATTTCGATTTTCTTTTCAGAAATTGGATGTGAGTTAGAAATGATTTTCAGAGATAAAATTTTTCCGATATACTGTTCATCAGATATTAGTATTTCAATTGAATTTTCGTAGATTGTTTTTTTTACCTGGATATCATCAGATACATGCCAAGTATAATTAGTACATTCAATTTCTTCAGTACAACTCTCGTCGCTGTAAAATTTAACATAATATGTTCTTTTTCTATTAATCTTTATAGAATCACTTCCGATAATTTTAGCAAAAACAGTTCCTTTATCATTGTCATGTTCTGAATGATCAATATCTATATAGTCACAAATGCCAAGTTCCTGACTGTCTGTTTTAAGATTTAATTCTGTCTTATCTGCAATAAAACTTAAAACACTACCATGATATTCATCTCCATAATCATATAAGATATCGTCTGTTCTTGTCATTTTGAACACTTTTTCCGGATTTATTTTTCTTTTGTCAATAAATACCCTTTTTCTATCCAAGTTTAGACATTCAGAATCTCCCGGTATGAGAATCGTATATGTATTAGATGAAAGCGTAATCGTATAATTCCCATTTTCACCTACATCATATTTACTGGCTGAAACTGCGTTGCACCAACGCTCAATAATCTTTCCTTCAGAATTTTGCCATCGCAGTAAATATTGACACAATACCATTGTAGCTTTTTCGTATATTCCGTTATTTCCCGGATAGCCATTTATCAGCCAATACCTATTTTCAAAAAATACATACATTCCAGCTTTTACAGTTCCTATAGAAAAAAGTACTGTTCTTTCCAGTGACTTCAATTGTGTATCTGCTGTATTTCCTTGTACGATGCAACGAATGTTTTTACCTTTGCTCAAATCGCTATTATAAAGAATAACAGAAACCGCAATATCAGTTTCTAACGATTCCGCAAAAGCATCATCCTTGTTTTCTACAAACATGTCATTCTCAAATCCACCGGTTACATTTGGACGAGTGTTCTGACTTAATAAATACCATTCTTGCATATCGCGTCCTCCTAAATAAAAGCAGTTACTTTCTGGTTTCCAACCATCGTATTTGCCTTTTCTGCGACGTAATCAAGTTCCGCTTTTGTTGCAGTTTTAGATCCGTTAGACCCATCAATTCCAATATCTTTTCCGGTTATGCTGATTCGTTTATTGACTTTAGAATACTGACGTTCTTGATATGATTGTTTCATAAATTCTGCCAAAGTATCAATAACATATCTATCCAATTCAGAATCAAATTGATTTAATTCCACGTCAAAATGTAAATCACTTAATTCTGCAGAATACCTTCCAATTGCCTTCTTAAACCATTCCATTTCTAGTGATAAAGGCAATACTGTTTTATCTGCAAAAGAAGACTCAAATGATTGTATCACTTCGTTAGCTGTTGTATTACCCATTCAAATCACTCCTAAATCTTATGTTCTACGTAATTTTCTACGATTCTAATTTTTTCAAAATCGTTAAGTTTTTCTCTTTTAATAATTTCTAAAATTGCAAATTTTTCGGCGCGTGTAACGACAAGATCCTTCAGTTTCTCTTCGAATGTCTTTAAGGTTTTGTATTCAAACAATTTCTTGACAGCATCTACTGTAAGAATATTTTGCACCTGTTTTCCATCTTCACTCTCAAAATCAACTTCAATTCTTGTTGGCTTATCATCAACATAAAGTGTTGCATGAGAACCTCTGTCGTCTATTCCTGTCAATAATCTATTACCGTTCTGAATCTGTGTAATAATTTCACTTCTTTGTAAGCGAACTGTCCCATTTGCAGGAATTGTTACATCGCCATTTGTTTCAATTCTCTTGAAACCTGTTGTCCAATTTGCGATACTTTTAATAGTTACTTTCTGCTCAAGATTTAATTCCTGTACTGTGTTTTTGTCTTCAATCATTTTCTGTTTCCTCCATAGCAATTAATGTAATTTTATCAACTAATTATTTTTAAACAGTATGTATAATTTCTTTATATAATGCAATTACTTTATCCAGTCGTTCTGACTTCTTGAATGTATGATATGGCATACCATTTTTCTTGTTTACAGATTTTGAAACATATGGAATATCATATGCCATAATAAAGTATGATAATTTTTTTGAATAACAATAGAAATATTCATTCATATTTAATTGTTTTCTCCTTTAAACTAAAATAAGATAGTTTCCACATTTAAAATAATGCGAAAACTATCTTAGATTTACTTGAAATTATTTTCCAAGAGAATCAAGGTTCTGATCATGAAGCATACCCACTTCATATTCTCTTCCAGGTACTACAAGACAACCAAACTCCATGTCAAATCTGGATAATTGCATTCCTGTTGTAACATCGTTTCCAGAGAATGATGTTAGTCCACCTCTTGTTACAGTATGAATTGGAGACTGTCCACCCTGCGGAATTACAAATGCAAGTCCAGCCGGTAACATTGTCTCAAAGTTTGTACCATCTTTATTCAGAGTTGTCAGATCATACGGATTTGGAATCTCTGCAAGAGTGGCTCCATTGTATACGCCCATCAGTCCTGTATTATGAATCTCATCCATGATTGTACGAGAGATTCCGTTTACAGTCGGTGTTGTTCCCTCATATCCAGCGAATCCATTAAACTGTGCAATCATAGCATAATCACCAGAGATTGTTGGTTTACCAAAACGTCTAACATTTGCGATAACACCATCAACACCTGTCTTTGTAAGACCTGCTCCCTCGAAGAAATATTTCACACCTTTTGCATTTTTAACTGCTTTGTATGTTTCATCTACTACATATTTAGCAGCTTTATTTCTAATATCTGTACGAACCTGTTCCTGAAGCTCGTTCTCATCACTCATATCTCCAAGTGCTGCTTTTCTGTAGTCAACTGCATAACCACCAGAAATAGTAGTTGTTGCAATCGGAACACGTCTCTTTCTGATTGTCGGGAATTTTACATCCTGTCCAGCAGCCTGAATTTCAGCACCAGTATTTACATACTCTGTAATTTCTACTTCACAAGACTCATTGTATCCAATTGGTTTGTAGTTTCCATAAATTCCAAGCAGTTTAATTTCCTGCATAAGAACTGGCTGCATTTTAAAACGTCTTAATTCGTTGATTTCGGAAATTGCTACCTGATCATTTGTTGCAGCTCTGCTATTTAATTCTTTAATATATTTAGCAGCAGCATCTCCCTTTTTACCAAACTTTGCTAATTCTTTACCATCTGTCATAGCGGAGAATACTTCTACAACTGGAGAATTGGCATTAATTTTCCCACTTACAAAAGAAGCATCTCTACGTTCATTATTTAATTCAAATGTATAACTCATATGTATTTTTTCTCCCTTCAATTAGTCTTGTTTTGTAACAACTTTGGCAACAAGACCAATTTTGTTTCCAATAATCTCAGTTACTTCAAAATAAGGAGCCACACTCGCACCTGTAACTAATTTTCCTGTTGCATCGGATTTCAACTTATTACCTTTTGCAAAAGTCGCCGGTAACTGAGCACCGTATACTTCGATTTCCTGTCCCTCAAGTTTTTCAAAATCTACAACTCTTACATGAGATCCTGCAGGGATTTTGTATTCCGGCATATCCATATCATCGCCAACTTCAACCTGCATAATTGCCTGTTTTGCATCTGCCTTTGGCGCAAATTTTCCTGTTGTGACTGAACCAAAATCTCCATTCAGCGCATCTTTATCAATGGTTGCGTCCACGAAAGGGTACAACTTCTCAATTTGTGAGATTTTTCTAAATTTAATCATCTAGTTTATCCTCCTCTTAAAAAATATTTACTTCTTCGTCATCATCAACATATTTCTCACTACATACTTCTGAGAAAATATCTTCAATTTTCACTTCTTCTGAATTCTGCTCAGAGATACGAGCTTCTGATTCTGCCTGTTTCTGTCTTGCAACAATTTCCATGCAGATTTTAGATTTAATAGAATTGATTTCAGATGTGACGTTGTTTAATTCTGATTTCTTTTTACATGCATTAATTTCATCTTTTAATTTTTTAATGTCCTCTTTAGCAACTTCTTTTTCTTCATTACTAAAGTCTTTCAGAGCAGCCTCGACCTCAGAAAGTTTTTCAGATGCTTTTGCTTTTGTTACCTCTTTTTCGAGATTCTCTTTTTCATCATCTTTCTTCTTCATGTCTTTTTCCATCTGCTCAACTTTTGCATTCAGTTCTGCAATCTGTGTGTCTCTAGCAGCAATATCAGCATCTTTTGCTTCAATCTGTGAATTCAGTTCTGTAATTTTGTTATTCAATTCAGAAACTTCATCATCATGTGATTTCTTTTCACTATTAATTTCTGCAAGAGTAGATTTGAGAACTTCCTCAAATTCTTTCTTATCGAATTCCATGTTTTTCTTTTCCTCCTTAAGTTTTTCTTGTTTTTGTGCTACTTCAAGAACATAACAATTTTCGTCTGCTTCTTTGACGACTCCTCCAAGTATCGCTGTTGCAGAAAAATCAAACACCTGTGGGTATCTAAGCTCTTTGTTATATCCGCCGTCATAAATAATACTTCCACCGTTTTTCCCTACAATTTCGATAGAAGACTTAACATCTGACAATAAAATATTTTCTTTAAGATAGTCACAGAAATTTTTATATCTTTGATAAAAAAGATATCCGTATCCGACAAGAACTCTTTTTATTTCTCCGTTAATTTCCAAATCTTCAATTTTGGCGTCTTCAATAACTCCACAACATTCAGAATTGTTAAACAACGGTTCCGACTTCCCATCTCCGATTTCTACAGTTTCTGTGTACCCGTGATCTAAAGGAATGTCTTTTAATTCTGAATCAACAAAACTTGCACAAATTGGTATTCCTTTTATTGAATCTAAATTGTTTAAAACATATTCCTCATTCCAACTAATTCCATTCAGATTTTTTTCGTCTTTTTTATGTAATGTAAGCAGCACCATTCTGATTTTTCGCCTACCACCTTTTGATGATTTGCTACTTAATTCGAGGATTCTATTCATCGTTTTATCCTCCTTTGTTGTTATATAAAAAAGAAAGCAAGGTATTAACTCGCTCTCTTGATCTCAACATCCATATTAAATTGATTATCTAAAATATTTGAGATATTGTTTATGTCATTATAGAAAATTTCAAGTAACTCAATATTTTTTATTTCCGCATATTCACGCTTTCGCTTATCATGTTCTGTTTGAATTACAAATTGATCTTCCCCTCCGAAGTATTCCACAGGTTCTACATGCTGTTTCCCTTGTGCTTCTATTAAAAGATTATATTCTGGAAGATAAAAGTCATAAGATAACAATCCGCCATTTACTCCGTATAATCCATCAAAAGAATAATGTAATTTGTAACTTATTTTATGTTTATCTAAATACAGTTTTATATAGTATTCTAATTTAGAATTTGTGGTACAATTAGGACAATTACAAGATTTTAAAAGATCATGCGGCGTACGTTCAAAATTACGATTGCAATTTGTGCATAGAAATGTAGTGGAAGTAGACATGTCAACAAAATCTCCAATTAATTTTATTGTTGAATTTTTTTTATCTAATCCGTCTATAAAAGAATTTAATTTAAGAATTCTATTCTTTTCTTGAGTACAATTTTTACATCCAATGGATGTATTAGAAATATAAGTCATTGTACTTTCGAATGTCCCTCCGCATACATTACATTTAAAAGTTGCCGGAGTAGTAGCATTAATGTAATCTGATACAACACTTAAATTCATATTGTTTAATAATTCAGAATAATCACTTATGGATTTGTATTTTGATTTTTCTCGTCTCTTTTGTGCACATATAGGACATCCGCGCCCACGTATTAAATTTTTGGATTTAGCCTTCCATTTATTACCACAAACACCACATTCGCAGTCGAGCAAAGATTCAGAAGAAAAATAATTAGAAAAATCAATATTTATATTATTCCCAAATGACTTAACCTTTTCTACAACTTCTGTGTTAGAAAATCTTGCATTTGATTGACTTATAATTGAGGCACAATTTCTGTGCATACATCCTTGTATTAAACTTTCGTAAGAAGTTTCATATATAGCTCCGCATAATAAACATTCGCATTTAATTCTTTTACATTCTTCGTCATATGATAATATCTTTGCATATTCAGATTTTTCTGAATGCAACCTATTAATTCGATTATTTACAATATCAATCTTTCGCTTTGATTTAATTTTTCCGCCGCAATCTACACAGCCACAAGTTCTCCAAGCTCTTACGAGATCATATTTTGAAATGAATTCTTTTCCACATAATTGGCATCGAAATTTCGTTGGCGTTTTAGAATTTATATAATCTCCGACTATTTCCACTTTCAAATGTGATATTAAATCATTCACTTGTTCTTTTGTAAATTGATTATACTTAGGTGCTTCATTTCTACACAATTCACAAGTTACACCATTTAGTGCACTTTCAGGAGTTGTATTGAACAATACATTATGTTTTTTACATCTAAAAGTTACCTTCTTTTTCATGCTCTTATATCCATCTATGTATTCGATATCATCTCTTGTGCTGTATAAATCATTAAGAAAATCCTTTAATGGTTTTATTCTTGCTTTCCGTACTCGTTCATTTCCACACATCGGACAACCGCACCCTCTCATCAAGGAATCAGATATTGGTTCCCATTCATAGTCACAAACTTTGCATTTGCATTTTATCCTGTTTTTAATTCCACAATATTCTGATAATAATTCAATATTGTCAAAATTCTTATTTTTTAATTTCAATTCAGAAACAAACTCTTCATGAGTTTTCTTTTTCGCCATAAATAACCTCCAATATTTTTACATAATAAAAGTGATCTACTTATTAGCAGACCACTCATTTAACAAAGCGTTTAATTTTTCGTTTTTGATATAAACCCAAAATAGTTTTTTACTATTTGGATTTAACGCTGCCAGTTTATATCTCAATCCATTTTCGTAAAGAAAATTACGAAGCGGGAGAGAGTAACAGCAATATAATTCTACAGCCATATAACTAATTCTCCTTTTAACTATTTATTATCGCTTGGACTAGGAATTTCATTTCCATTATTATCTCTGCTTCTTACTGTATTGTCTGTTGGGGTATCCGTTTTAGGTCTTCCTGTAACATCATCATCTTTTGAAATTGTACTACTAGTAAGATGCGGTAAATATTTTTCATATATTTTATTATCTATTTCTTCATCCAAAACAGAATAATAGGCATCTGGGTCAACTCCTGTACTGGCAATAAGGAAACTGAGAGAACCACCAACGTCGTACAACCCCTTCATCATTTCAAAGAAATTTTTTCTATTTACAAATGAAGTAGGGAAATAATATACTTCAACTTTGTTTTTATCATTTTGGATAATGTTTTTATTGATTACATGATTCAATTCATTTTGCCACTCATTTACCCAAGTATATAATTGAGCAGTAATCATCTCTAAATTACTCTGTGATGCACCATAGTTTCCTGTTGTCATTGCACCAATGAGAGCAGAAGAAATTCCTAAATCAAGTGAAATTTGATCATTCAAATCAGACTCATTTTTGCTATCGAAAATATCCGTAGATACATCGATAGAATCAAGTTTTGTACCAGCAGCAACACTGAAGAAAGAAATTCCTCCACGAGAGTTTTTGTTCATTACAGCTTGACGTACAGTAGCATGTTGCTGTTCTTGCTGTTTTCCAGTAAGAGAACTTGTCCCTTTATCTTTTCCTTCCGGGAATGTCTGATAAATAATTTTATTGTTAATTTCATCTAACACATTCCTTTTTGTGTCTGTGAAATAGTCTTTGTATAACACATCTGCGAGCGCGGCAATAATTAAACTTCGACCCCATGGTTCAGAATCTTTACATTTAATTTTCCGACACATAGTATGATCATTATCAAGTACTACCCAGTCTCCTCCGGTAGCTCTGGCGTTGCGACTATTGTATGCTTTTACAATTTCTTCTGGGTATTTTCTTAATTTGCGTTCCAGTTTTTCACCAGTATAATCATCAAAATATCTCAGATTGAACGCAAGCACATATCTACCATTTTTCTTTCCAACAATTTTTGTATATCTCCATGGAAGAGAAATGATAGTAGCATTAATTCCAACCTCATTAATTTCTACAATGTTTTCTACATCGTAGTCTGTCATAAATTTGGATTTGTCATAATTTTTCTTTTTCGTTTCAAAATAGAAAAAAGCGATTCCGTCTAACATACACGTAAATAGTGCATTTCTAATAAACTGTTTATCATCAATTTTTTCAAGAGTGGATTTCATTAATGCTTTATTCGCCTGGACTGTCTTTGTATTTCGTTTATTTTTACTTATTAAAATACGATCAAGACATGGAAGAGCAGTCATATAATCGACTGAGTTAGATACGATACCATTTTTCGTATACACAAAATTTGATAATCGAATTGCAGCATCGTGATTTCCAATAGGATCCCGTAAAATAGAATCTATTTCTTCTTTAGAAAAATAGTCATAAATACCACACGAGAATAAACTACTTATGTCCATTGGTGATACAAAACTATTAAATTCGTATATATTATTAGCAGTAGGAGAGGACTCGTTTTGAATCTCTACCGATTGCTCTTTATTAACTTCTGGCATGTCCGTCTCTCCTTTCTGTTAATTTATAAGACACGTAAATTCGTAATCGGAATCTGTTGAAAGTAAATCAAGTTCTAACTGATCAAAGAAATACGATCCATAACTACAAGACGTGTATCTGTCTTTACAATTTGATCCTTGTTCATATACTTTCACAATTCCAGTCTGCGGTGATTTTTCATACAGTAATTCAGCACACTCACTGATCATTGCTTGAGTTTCAAGAAATGGTCGTTCAAATTCAAATTGTGTATTTAAATCAGTTTCATTTTTATAATCATCGTTTTCAGATAAAAGTTCTTCAATTGCCGTATTCAAATTTACAAGTAACTCAGTTCTATGTTCCATTAAAGAGCGTCTGAAACTATATGCAATATCACTATTTAGCTTTTGATTGGCATTAATTGCATATATAACAGCAGGTGCATTTGGATTTTTAACGACATCTGCATATGTATCGTTATTTAGGCATTTCAATGGAGAATATTCCTTTGTACGACTTTCATCATATAATGTTTTTCCAAGTGAATACAGAATTTGTATTCCGCCATTTCGCACATCAAGTACAATATAATCGGCATCATAATCTTCATATAATTGCCGGATTCGTATTGCCTGTTTTGTTGTATCTCCTATTTGGTTTGATTCAATATAAGAATACTGTCTCTTATATCCTTGTTTTACCACAACTTCCGAGTCATCAGTTTCATACCTCATAGTTTCTGGAATTCCACGAATACAAGAATATATAGAGTTATCGTTTTTCTTTCCTTCTACAAAAGCAATATCACAAGATATTACGCGAATTTCACCCTCTTGCTTTGGAGCAAAGTGTTTTGTTTTTTTATTAAATTTTACATCTCTATGGTTTCTTGGATAAAATACTTGACGTAATGTTTGAGCATCACTAAGCATAGAATAAGTAAAGAAAGCAGAAGAGTTATTTCTAACTCTAAGATTTAAAAATTCGATTTGCCATGTAATAGGATCTTGTTTTTTCTTTTCCTGCTGCATCTGCCTTTGAGTACGAATATTATGTTTCAGAGTAATACTTTCATCAAAAGCGAGCATTACAGAAGTCCTATTATTCAACATATCAGTATAAGCTTGATCAACTAAATTCCACATCCAATGTCCATCATCTAACCATGAACTTGAAATGTATATATCTTTTGGATCTTCTTTTAGACATTCAATTCCTTCATAAAACGGATCAATCATAAAAGGAGCCTGTCTAATTGTTTGGAATGGCGAAATGACACTATCGTCAATATTTTTATCAATCTGTCTAAATTCTTCTCGTACAGCATCCGTACTACGAAGACCACGAGCAAATTCGTTTGCTGTAAATACTTTAATAGTAGATCCATTATTAAAATATACAATCGATTCATTTGCACTATCTTTTATATCTCTTATCTCTTTTCTTAAAGCAGGAGACATGTTCATCAATTCATTCTTTATCTTTTCCGATATGATAAGTTTGCTCTGTCCGCGTGTTGCAGAACCAAGTACGATTTTTGAACCAGGTTTTATAATTGCTTTACAACAAGCGTATAGAGCAATAATAAAAGATTTCGCTGCAGCACGACACGCAACAATACAAACAAGCTGCGAGACACCCATTAGATATAAAATGAGCTGTTGGTATAAATGTAGCCTAATTCCCAAATAATCCATAGCGAGTCTATGTAAATTTTTTGTGAAAAATGTAGACCACAAAAATGTGTTATGAACATTTGTAGGATTACTTAAAAAATGAGTTGATGGAAATTTCTTGTAAAGATTCTGTTGACGTTCATCTGCGTATTTGTTACTCATCGACATCATCTACACTGTCCTTTACAAAATATTCCGTGTCCCTATCTGTTGTTCCCGTCATAAGATTTCTAAGAGGTCTTTTTACAAATCGATCAAAATATTCTCCAATTTTATCGTAATCTTTATATAGTTCCTTATCTTTATAATATTCTTCTGGAGTATACTGAGATATAGTAGCAAGAGTTACTCCGAGACATTCATTTGCACTATTATCTGTTTCTTGAATTGTAGATAATCCGGCTTTTGTAAATGTCTTACTATACTGATCAGTTAGTTTAATATACTTATCTGAATCGCCTCTTTTTAAGGCATTTGTCTGAAGCATAAATAATGAACATAAACTTTTGATAAAAATTTCTTGATTTGCATCACAATTTGGATTTTGCCGTTTTAACATTTTATAATGCTCATCCATTATTTTATAATCTGACTCTGTGAAGCCAACACCCCACCGATCAACGGCTGTTGCAGTAATAGTAGATTCTTCAGATTTCGCCTGTTCACGGGATTTTACAATCTCACCTTGTTTTTCATTAAACTCAAACTTCATACTGTCAAAATATGTAGTTCCAATTCTTGCAGTTTGCCCTAAATTTTTCTTTGCCAAATAGTGACTGATACGACTCCTGTCCGCAGATATTTGTCTTGAAGCAGTTAAAGCATCAATATGATATACCCATCCAAATTCCATACACATATGTCTAATTGCGTGTTCTTCGTTTCCAGAGTAAAAATCTATAAGTTTTTTATAATATTTATCACGACAATCATTGCATATTTCAATATATCCGTTATTTGCTTGATATTTTGGATGTGCAGATTTTGAAAAATGACTTTTCTGAGAATCCCAAGATTCGCCACACATATAACATTTATACTTTTTTGTATTTGTCGAATTAGATAGTGGAAATCGCATATCAACAGAGATATCTATTTTCTGTGGAGATTTCATTGATTCTTCAATTCTTTCATCTCTTGATCGTTTTAATTTTTGAGTCAAATATCTCACATCCTTTCTCAACTATTTCGTATTCAATGCTCAGACCCAGATTCGAACTGGGAGCAACTGATTAAAAGTCAGTCGTTTTACCATTGAACTATCTAAGCATAATAATAGGGCAGTAGTAGTACCGCCCTTAATAATTTAATATATTACTGTGCAATAATACCTGCATCTCTAAGACTAGCTAAGAGTGCATTTAATTTATCTTTTACATCTGCATCTCCAGCGTCTGCGACAGCAACTCCCTTTTGTGGTAATTCAGTTTTTAATGCATACTTTTTATCTGCATCAACTGTCTTCATATATGGAATAAGAGCATCGGATCCAATCTTGGTTTTCAATGCATCTCCAACAGCTTTTGCATCAGCAGCTTTTCCTTCCACAGCAAGTGTTTTGTCAAGTTCAATTTCTATACCTGTCGGATATGTAGGAACGAATAATTTTCCTGTTGCAGTGTCAATTGCAACCTCCACTGTTTCATTCGTTTTTCCTTTTGCTTTAATTCCACCAAGAATTTTATCAGTTGCCTGTGGAAGAGTATAAGAACTTCCTGTCGGAATGTTAATTGTTTTTTCGACAGAACCGTCATAGTAATCTGTTACTGCACCTGTAAATTTAATCTTTTTAGGATTTGGAAGTGTAGTCGTAGTTTTTGGTAATGCACCTACTTCTGCAGCGGTATAAGTAGGTTTTGTTTCTGCTTTTGCCCATGCCGGTACAGTTGGATCAGTTTCTTTTGTAACATAAGTACCTTTCTTTTGGATACCAAGATCATCCAAGGTTTTATTTCCAGTTAATTCAATTCCGGAAATTTGTGGCTTATTTGTTAATGCAGTATAATCAAGAGAAATATTTCCGCCTGAACCACCAATTGCAGGTTGCTCTATCCATTTCTTGCCAGATTCGTTATATTTATACACTGTACCAGTATCAATTTCTTCATATGTGCTTCCATTAGTAATGTATGTTGTTTCGATAAATTCAACAGGTTTTTCGTCTGTAGATAATCCAGTAATCTCTAATACATTACGATTCATGTCGCCACCAATTTTCTGTAATGTTACCATTATTTTCCCTCGCTTTCTTTTTTTCTATTTTCTGCCGATATGAAACCGGCATTTCTTTTGAAAGCCGGAATTTAAAATGACTCCAACTGGAATTGAACCAGTGTTACCGCCGTGAAGAGGCGATGTCTTAGCCTCTTGACCATGGAGCCAAATACAAAAATAGGAGAGCAGCACAGCTCTCCATTAATCTCTCAAATCTATTTCGATTAATTCTACATAATCATCTTCGTGTGTAATCCGCAAATAATCACTTCCCTTGATTAACTTTCCATCATGCTTTTTGACGATGTCTCTCATATAATCAAATGGATGTATATGTGGATGAACTTTCTTATAATCTAAGAAAGTAATGTCATAATTATCGTCCATATGTATGTACACACATTTTACTGTAGATATATTAGAATACTTATTCTGAAAATTTTCTATGTCACACAGAAAATTTGTATTTCGTTCATCTACAATTTTTGATTCCAAATCATGAACATCAATTGCAATCATTTTGACATATCCTGTTTTTACCAGTCTTTCCATTCTATAAACCTCCGGTGTTATGATTCTCGGAGACAGTATAACACAGAGTGGAAGAGTAGTGAGCTGGTAAATTATGGAATTAGAATACAAATCTATCTTTATTTTCTTTTACTTTTTTCTTGTTTACAGTCAAGTAATGTTTTACAGTAGTTTCGGTCGATTCGTGATGTAATAATTCTGCTATATCCTGAATATCCATTCCTAAATCTTTCAAAAGATTACTTCCACTATGACGTAGATCATGGTCGTGCAATGTTGGAACTCCAATCATTGCTCCTGCTTTTTTGCACCATTCATTTAATGTACCATTTGTAATACATCTGTCTTCTGTGACATACGGGGTAATAAACACCCATCCATAATCGTCGATTTTATTTTCTTCTCTATAATTTTTTAATTTTATTAATAGATTCCGTACTTCTTCCGAAAAATATAGATCTACAATTTTCCCTTCTTTTTCAACAACATCGTTACACATGCGCTCTTCCAAATCAACTTGATCCCACCTTAAATGAGATATTGCATTAACTCGCGCCATTGTAGATAAACCGAAAAATATGAAAGTTTGTAATTGTATATCTCCATACTCTGTCAGCTTTTCTCTTAACATATTTACTTGGTCTAATGTTAAAAATGTTTGTTTAATAATTGCCTGACCCTGTTTTGGTCTATCAATAAATTCAACTGGAGATTCTTTTATAAGACGTTTTTTACGTAAGAATTTATAAAAAGCTGAAATAGAAGACATGATACGTTTTTGACGATTTACATTATTACCTTGCTGTTTTCTGAAATAATAATATTCTTCAAGATCTTCTTCTGTAGCATCTAGGACTGATAAATTAAACTGGTTGTCATGCATGTAAATAAACCATTGCATTAAATCAGCATTATATTGCTTTACTGTATTTTCAGATAAATCTCTAATAGACATGTCGATTTGATATTTTTGAAATAATTTTAATGTTTCTTGATTTATATTCTTCGCCGTTTCTTCATTATATAAACAAATTCTCTTACTTCGTTCTGCCAACTATTTCTCACTTCCTTTCAATGTTTTAAATTTATTTTCTATAAGATTTTTATAATTATTTTCTTCAAAATTATCTTTAAATAAAAATAAATATTCGCATTTGTTTTCTTTTAGTAATTTTTCTTTTTTTATCATTTTATCCTTATAATTGTTTTCCTGGTTAGAAGAATAAGTGATATTTTTCCAGTCTTTATTATTACAATTATAAATTATTCCGGCTACTTCTAAATAAAGAGGCGTTCCATTAACAATAATTTTATAGTCACAATTTATTTTTGAATTTATATTCGCAAAGGTTTTATACATTACATCTCTAAAATAATCCACATTATATTTTAATCCTTTACTTTTTAAATATAAAGAGACATCATATTCCATTGTTGATACTACACGTTCTCCATCATCAAATGTATAATGAAAACTAAAATTACTTGGATTCATATGAAAGCCCTTTGATTTTATATATGAGAATATATCAATATTTTCACGCTCAAATGCTTTCTTAATTGTTTTGTGATTTATAGTATTTTTACAATATAATGGGTTTTCAATATCAGCCCAAGAAATATAATTTCTTTTTTTTAATTTTTTAATGTTTTTAAGAGACTCATCTAAATTATTTTTATAATACTCAAATGAATTAATAGGTTTTGATTTTGTTTCTTCTAATTCTAATTCTCTTTTTGCCTTCGTTAAAGA